ATGTCAAAAGGTGGTAATGCTGTCAAACCTGTCAAAGCAGTGTTAGGTGTTCTTGCACTAGGAGCACTTGGAGCAAAAGCATTTAGTAAAGCAAAAAAGAAAACAGCTATAGCTACACCGAACAATACAGAATATGTAAGTAATAAAAAAAATATGGTTACTGATCTATATCAAAAAGCAACTAAACAAAAAACTGCAAAGATGAATATGGGTGGTGAAGTCGAAGTTACTAAAGGTGGAGATTACATTAAAGATTTAATTGACTAATGGCTGGACTTGCAGATTTACAGAAAACAGAGATCATAGAGGATGAACCTACATCTAATGTTCCAAGACAAAACTCAGATCTTGAACCTTATGATCCATCAGCTGCTAGAGGTTTAGCTGGTATCGCTGTCGCTGGTGCGGGAGCCTTTGCACTTAGAAACCCTATCGGTAGAGTCATACAAAGAATTACAAGCCTTAAAGTTCCTAAGCCTCCATCAACACGACCCACGCAACCAGTCAGTGAGGTTGATGAAGTATTAAATATTGCACCTACAAAAATAGACAGAGGGAGAGCAATGACAGTTGCTCAAAATAATCCTCAAGAAGAATTAAGACAAATAGCAATTGCAAGATCTAATGAATTAAAAAAGATTGCTTACAACGCGCCATTATCAAGAGGTGGTAAAACAAATAGAATAGGTTCATCTCTTTGGGATTACATTGCAAGACACCCTATTGCAGGTGCGAGAAAACCAGAAGAATGGATTAAAGATTTTAAATCTACAGGCCCCGCCTCTTTTAAAACAGGTAACCCAGATTTTAAAAATATTTCACAAGCTGTAAAGAAAGAAGAGTTATGGGACTCAAATATAGCTCAGTTTAATAAGAATGGAGATTTAGTAGGCGGGTTTTTAAAAGTTGCAAAAGATAAAAAGATACCATTAACTAAAATGGATTTATTATATATTGTTGAAAAGTCTCCTGTGAATAATCTTGTTATGAGAAAATATAGATTTGATACTAAATTAGTCGATGAAGCTGAAGAGATCGGTAAGGATATGAAAAATACTTTAGATGATATTGAAACGAAAACAATTGCTAAAGTACCTGCAGGAAGTGATGAAGCTGCCCGTGCAGAAAGTTTAGTTCAAGATGTAAAACTTTTAAAAGAGAACGTTGGAAAATCTACCTCAAGAATGTATAAGTCATTTAGAAGTGGTGACAATGAATATACAGACTACAGTAGTTCACCCTTTGGTAATGATATTGGAAACTTTGAATCAATTGTACAAAGAGCTAGAGGTTTGAATGTTGCAATAGACAATAATGATGTTACTAGAATTTTAGAGGTTGCGAAACGAAAAGATACGGATATCTTTAGAAGAATACAACTGCAAGAAACTCAAAAGATGACACCAAAGTATGGTAACTATTCTGAATATAGAATTAAAGGTGGGGATGAATATTTTGAAAATTTGGTTTATTATCCAAAAGCTTTACCGATGGGACAGAAAATAGGTTCAGAATATAACAAACATTACTCTGGAATTCCAAATCAAATTTACCATGTAAGAGGTAGTGTAAGATCAGGTGGTGATATGCCAAATCAAAAAATTATGATGATTGATGAAATACAATCTGATTATGCACAAGCATTAAGAAATATAAATCCATCTAGAGATAAAGTTGTAAACGCTTTCGGATCAGAAGTAGAATTTTTTTCTTCTAACAGAAAGCTAGAAAAGTTGGTTGATGAAATGAAAAACATATCTAAAAAAGGAATTAGAGCTACTCCTAGTGAGCAAAAAAAGTTTTCAGAACTTAATAAACAGTTTAAAGAACTAAAAAATAATTCTCTTAACTTATCTAATATAACGAACAGAGAAGCATCAGATGGTATTCCATTTCTACCTTTGTATGGAAAAGAAAATTGGGGTGGCCACGCTTTAAAAAACACAATCAAGGATGCAGTTGATAGAGGTAATGTTCAGTGGGTTGGGGTTAGTCCTGTTGAACATTTGCACCATGTAAAAAGAGAAAAGTTTCTTGGAGACATTGAATTTTATGGAAACAGGTTTGGTAAAGCAGGGTTCCCAAATTACAAAGTAACATCAAAAGTTAAGAATCAAACAATTTTAACAGATGCTAAAAAGAAAGCTACATTACCTTCTGAGATGGAGAAACTTGCAAGACAATATAATTCTGAAGTAAAAACTGTACCTGTAGCAAAATCTGATCCAAGTAAACCATTTAAAGTTGTAATTGAAGTTCCAAACAAAACTAAGAGCTACAAGATAAACAAAGATCAAGCTGGAACTCAGCATATTGCTGCCTTCAAAACTGAGGCAGAGGCAGTAGTATATGCACAAAGAAATAGTGGTGCTGTAATGAAAATAGATGATGGAGATCCTAGATTATACTATGATGTTTTCGCTATTAAGATATCTCCAGATATGGTCAACAAACCTTTCAAAGCATACCAGACTGGTGGTCTAGTCGTAAATATATTTGCATGATAAGATAATCCTGTTATAACAATAGGAGATAATTATCATGGCAAGTAAAAAACTTAAAAAAGCCCTTATGGCTGGAGTTGTAGGTGCTCTTGGAGCAAAAGCTCTAGGTCAAGCTGGAGAGATGAAAGAATTCTTGAAGACTGAGGGTGGCGACAAAGCAAAAGTAAACTACATTACAAGAAAAGCAAAACCTTCTGGCTTTAAAGAAAAAGTCAAAAAAGCTATAGGCACATATATGAAAAAAGGTCTAAACACAGGTCCAGGTATTAATGCAACATCTAAAAAAGGTGGAACATTAGCTGGAGATTATGGCAACGCTTTTGGAGATGGTATTTCAGGCGGAGCTAAAGCAGGTAAAATGATAAAAGCTAGAGGTGGAAAACTTGTAAGTTTAAAACCAACTAAACTATATTAATTTATGGCTGAAGTAGTTAAAGAAAATGAACTTCCTGAAGAGGTTGAGACAGAAGAAGTTGATGTAGAAGTCGAGGGTGAGGAAGAACTTCCTGAAGAGGAACAACCCGAAGAAGACTTTAATAGAAACTTAGCTGAGGAGATGGATGACAGAGTATTAGGTCGTATGTCGTCTCAACTTATTCAGGATTATAAAAAAGATAAAATTTCAAGAAGTGATTGGGAGCAGGCTTACACACAAGGTCTAGACCTACTTGGTTTTAAGTATGTACAAAATACTAGACCCTTTCAAGGTGCAAGTGGGGTTACTCATCCATTGTTATCAGAAGCTGTAACTCAGTTTCAAGCACAAGCATACAAAGAATTATTACCAAGTGATGGTCCTGTGAGAACAGCGATTATTGGTTCATCAACAAAAGAAGTAGAAGATCAAGCAACTAGAGTTAAGGATTTCATGAACTATATGTTAATGGAACAAATGGAAGAGTATACACCAGACACAGATCAATTATTATTTTATTTACCACTTGCAGGATCTGCATTTAAAAAAATTTACTTTGACGAAATAAAACAAAGAGCGGTTGCAAAATTTGTACCTGCTGAAGATTTAATTGTTCCATACTATGCGACAGATTTAAAAGATTGTGAAAGAATTACACACATTGTTAAGATGTCAGAAAATGATGTTCTTAAACAACAGAAAGCTGGATTCTATAGAGATGTAGAATTAATGGCTAAGCAACCAGAAAAAAGTCCAATACAAGATAAGTTAAATGAACTTGAAGGTGTAAAACCTGCTGGAGAAAAAGAATACCAATATAATATTTTAGAAATGCATGTTGATTGCAATTTAGAAGAGTTTGAAGTAGAGAGCCCTGAGAAAAAAGTTAAACTTCCTTACATTGTAACAATTGATGAAGGTTCAGGACAAATCTTATCAGTATATAGAAACTATAATCAAGATGATGATATCTCTACTAGAAAAGAATATTTTGTTCATTATAAGTTTTTACCTGGTTTAGGGTTCTATGGCTTTGGTTTAATACATATGATTGGTGGATTATCGAGATCTGCAACGCAAGCACTAAGACAATTGCTTGATGCAGGTACACTTGCGAACTTACCTGCAGGATTTAAATCTAGAGGTATAAGGATTCGTGATGATGACCAACCTTTTCAACCTGGAGAGTTTAGAGATGTTGATGCACCCGGTGGAAATATTAAAGATCAGTTTCAAATTTTACCTTTTAAAGAGCCAAGTGCAACTTTATTTCAACTTTTAGGGTTTGTTGTACAAGCAGGACAGCGTTTTGCAGCTATTGCAGACATGCAAATGGGTGAAGATAACCAAAATAGAGCTGTTGGAACTACAATTGCTCTTTTAGAACGTGGTTCGAGAGTCATGAGTGCTATTCATAAGCGTTGTTACTACGCAATGAGACAAGAATTTAGACTTTTAGCAAAAGTTTTTTCAGATTATCTGCCTCCTGTGTATCCATATGCAGTTACAAACGCAGATAGATTTGTAAAACTTTCTGATTTTGATGAAAGAGTTGATGTAATTCCTGTTGCAGACCCAAATATCATGAGTATGGCGCAAAGAGTTACATTAGCAAACGAAAATTTAAAAATTGCTATGTCAAATCCACAAATGCACAATTTAAGAGAGGCATATAGAAGAGTTTATGAAGCTTTAGGCACAAAACACATCGATGCATTGTTAAAACCTGAGCAAATGCCAAAACCAGAAGATCCAGCGACTGAAAATGCTAAAGCTTTACAAATGCAAATGTTAAAAGCGTTTCCTGAGCAAGATCATCAATCACATATTGCTGCACATAGAGCATTTATGGCTTCAAGAATGGTTCAAATTAATCCAATGGTCTATGCTTTGTTGCAAGGACACATATCTGACCATATTGCTTTACAAGCTCATGGTGAAGTTGGGGACATGGTTCAAAATTCACCTGAAATGGTTCAACAAGCACAGATGGATCCGAATGGATTTAAAATTTTATTTGATTCAATGGTTGCAAAAAGAATTGCAGAGATAACTGTTCAATTAGCACAAGAAGAGCAAGGTCAAAAACAAGATCCTCTTGTTGCATTAAAACAAAGAGAATTAGATTTAAGAGCTTTAGACATGCAAAGAAAAGCACAAGAAAATATGATGGATCAAGAAAGAAAAGCTGGTGAGTTTGAGGAAAGAATAGATCTTGATAAAATGAAATTAGAATCTTCTGAGGATCAAGCAGGTGAAAGAATAAGAATTGCAGAAGAAAAAATTGATTTAAATAGGGAGAAGCAAAGTGGTAATCAAGAAAAGAAAAATTAAAAAATATAGAGGTGGTGGAATGGATATGGGCAACAAGTCCAACCAACAAAAATCTGCTTCAATGGGAAATACTTCTGTAGGAAGAAGAGACTCTTATCTTGGTGGTAAAACTTCTACTCAGGCTGACTATGGTTACGGTCCAGGGAAAACTAAAAATCCTAATCCAGGCAATCCTGGTAATTTTGGAAACAAGTCGACAAACGTTGCTTCAAATACAACAAAATCTAAAACTTCAGGTTTTACAATTAACCCAATTACGACAGGGATAAATTTAATAGGTAGTCTTACTGCTAATGTTCCTTTTCTTGGGTATGCGTTTGAGGGTGTAAAAAAAGTTGGTACAGCTATTCAAAAATCAACAAGAACAAAAACTGCAAAGGGTGAAACTCTTTTTGGTAATGTAAGGCCAGGAGGTGCTGGAATGCCAATTACTAGAGATTATTACAGACAGACGGGAAAACCATTAGATGTAATGAGTAAAGAAGGAACTAAGTATATGAAAGATGCTGGTTTTTTAAAAGGGCCGAAACTTAATGTAGATAACAGAGGTGAAGGTCAGAATCAATTATGTCCTGACGGAACAAGACCACCTTGTAAATTACCAGGTACACAAATTAAAAAACCTGTCAGTACACCTAATACTTTTTTAAGTGGATTTAAAGCTTATGACGATGGCGGTGAAATTGTGATATCATCTAATGTAGATAAAGATTTACTATGATAGAATTATTTTTTATCGGAGTACCTTTTTCTATAATTGTTTTGTATATTTTATTAAGGGTAAGAGAATATGACGATAGGTAAGAAATCAGGACCACCACCAAAGAAAGGGCCTAATTCTAATATACCACCAATAAAGTTTGGTTCAGGTGGAATGAAGTGTCCACACAGAGATACTACAAATAAAAATGTTTATCCTGGAAATAACGGCATACAAGTAAAAGGTTTTAAATTTATAGGGGTTAGATAATGTTAACAATAATATTAGATTTTATCAAAAGTTTACTTTTTAAACCTAGAGTATATGAATCAAAAACAATCAAACTAGATCCTTGTTGGAAGCATGAAGCTTTCAAAAAGGGTTGTCCAACATGTAGGAGTCTTAATGCCTAGTAGATATCAACAACTATTACAATTGCTTGAAGAAGCAAAAGAAAAAGGTGATAGTGACAAAGTAAAAGAAATAGAAAGCGATCTATTCAAAGAAAAAAGAGCAAAAGGTGGAGAAATAGAAGAAGCAGAAGTTGTATTAGTAAAAGGTGGCGGTTATACAAGCGATCTTTTGTAAATGTTTCAATTTCTATCTAAAAAAGAAAAATTAATT